GTTCTGCGGGGCATCACGCCGGAAGAGGTTCCGGCAGCGCTGGAGGCGCTGGCATCGGCCGGCTTCCGCATCCTGGAGGTGCCGCTGAACAGCCCGCGCTCCCTGCAAAGCCTGCGCTATCTGGCGGACAAGGCGGGGCGGGGGATGCTGACCGGAGCCGGCACCGTCCTGACGGCCCGGGATGTGGAAGCGGTGGCCGACACGGGCGTCGGACTCGCCGTGGCGCCCAATGCCGATGCCGGTGTCATCGCCGCCGCGAAACGCCGCGGCCTTGCCATGCTGCCCGGGGTCGCCACGCCGACCGAAGCCTTTGCGGCGCTCGCGGCCGGCGCCGACGGGCTCAAGATGTTTCCGGCCGAGATGCTGCCGCCCAGGGCCGTGAAGGCCTGGCGCGCGGTCCTGCCGCGGGAAACCCTGCTGCTGCCGGTGGGCGGGATCACGCCGGAGAGCATGGCCGACTACTTCGCCGCCGGCGCCGACGGGTTCGGCACCGGCTCCGCCCTCTATCAGCCGGGCATGCGCGCCGACGCGCTGGCCGCCCGCGCGAAGGAGTATGTCGCCGCCTGCCGCGCGGGGCGCCGGCGTTGACGGCCTATCGGGGCCGTCGGAGCGGGACCGACAGGTAGCAGCCGAACTCCTTGGGGAAGTCGACCGATACCCGGGCATGGACCCGGCCCGGTCGGTCGAGGAACTCGGCATGGTCGTCGAGCGAGACCACGGCGCGATGCCAGATGTTCGGGTGGATTTAGAGCTCCCGGTCGCCGTCGCACCAGAAGGCGACGAACTTCTCGGGCGTCTCGCGCAGCCGGCGGAGGCCGGTCGTGGGCTTGCGGGCGATCTCTGCCAGATCCGGTTCCATCCGCGTCTCCCGCAATTGGACGCGGCATCGCAGAGCAGGATGCCCGCAAGGGCTCGGCTCATCGGGATGCATGGACCATCGCCATCGTCTAACGTGGCGCCATGGCCGATCCGCCTGCCATCTCCGTCGTCATCCCCACCCGCAATCGCGCCGGTCTGCTGACCCGCGCGCTGGGCAGCGTCCTGGCCCAGGCCTGCGACAGCTTCGAGGTGATCGTCGTCGACGATGCTTCGAGCGACGGCACCGCCGGGCTCCTGCGCGACAACCGGGATGCGCGGCTGCGGGTATTGCGCAACGACGCCCCGCGGGGCGCGGCCGGTGCGCGCAACCGGGGCATCGAGGCCGTGCGCGCGCCGATCGCGGCCTTCCTCGATGACGACGACGAGCTGCTGCCCGGCTTCCTTGCCCGAACGCTGGAGGCCCACGCCCGCAGTCCGGCGCCCGACCTCTGCTGGACAGGCGTGATCTATGCGCTGCCCGACGGCCGCGAGAAAACAGAGCTCTGGCAGCGCTGGTCCGGCTCGCGCCGCTTCGTCATCCGGCTGGCGGGCTGCTGCGGGATGTCGTGGCGTACAGACAGGCTTCGGGCGCTCGGCGGTTTCGATGCCGCGTTCGCGATTTCGGAGGATACCGATCTCTTCATGCGGCTGGTGGAGGCCGGCGGCAGCTGGCATTGCATTCCCGAGCCGCTGATCAAGGTGCATGCCCAGTCTGCGGACAGCCTGAGCCGCGCGGCGGACAGCGCCCGGCATGTCGAACATCTGCACCTGCTGTTGGCCCGCCACGGACCGCTGATCGAAAGTGACGCGGCCATGTGGCGCCGCTATCACAGCTCCCTCGCCATCCATCTCTATCGGGGCGCCCGGCTCGCCGAAGCACGAAAGGCGCTTCTCGAGCTGCTGACCAGGCCCGCCTGCCTTGCCATGGCGCTGGAGATTTTCTTCCGCTTCGAGGTCAAGCGCCGGTTCCTGCTGCGCGGCGCCTAGCCCGCATTTCCCAGACCGCGATGTCAGATCCGCGGGAAATGCGTCGGGTTGGCTGCGGAGGCGGCGGCCATCGGTGAAGGGGTCGGCGAACCGAGCCGCCAGCCCGGTCGCCCGAACCCTCGCCCCCGGCGGCCAACCCCGGCACCAACCCCCGGCATCGACGGTGAACGCGCCGCCGCCAGGCGACGCGACGACATCGCGCCCTCCGGAACGTTCAACATCAAACAAGCCCGTGATACGATCCGGCTGCATCGGGGCATCTCCCTGGAATCGAGGGAAGCGTTGCGGCACAACGATTCCCCAGGAGTCCAGGCGCCGATCCACCCCTCTCGCGTCGGGGCCTTGACAGTCCGGGAATAAAATCCTAATATAAATCTATGATCGCCGCCGATCCGAAGCGCGGCGCAGGTTTTTCCCGATCGTGAGCGGATGGAACCGGTCCCGGCGCCCGAGCCGGCGCCGACCCGTCTATGATGGCATGCAGCCGGCGATCACGCCGCTCGAGCGCGAGCTGGCGGCGTTCACGGCAAAGGCGCGGGAGCATTCCGGCGCCGCGCTCAAGGCGCTGGTCGAGGTCATGAAGGACTCCAAGGCCGCGCCGACCGCGCGCATCGCCGCGGCGAAGGCCGTGCTCGACTGGGCCTTCACCGGCGCCGCGGAGGACGCGGCGCCCCGGCCGATCGTGGAGGCGGCGATTCGATGGCTGACTCCGGAGGAAGCGAGGCAAAACCCCGCGCCACCCGGATCGATCACCAAATCGACTACCGTCCAAGATGGCCCTTCAAACCCTATCATGATCGAACACAGCGCTGGGCCGTGATGGTGTGCCACCGCCGCGCGGGCAAGACGGTCGCGGCGGTGAACGACCTCATCTACTACACCGGCATGGGCGGACGGGACCAGGCGCGAGGGGCCTATATCGCGCCCTTCTACAAGCAGGCCAAGGACGTGGCCTGGCTCTACCTCAAGCGCTACGGGCTGCAGGTGCCCGGCGCATGGGCGATGGAAAGCGAGCTCACGCTGGCGATGCCCAATGGCGGGCGGGTCCGGCTCTATGGCGCCGACAACCCGCACGCGCTGCGCGGCATCTATCTCGACGAGGTGGTGCTCGACGAATATGCCCAGATGCGGCAAGAGCTGTGGAGCGAGGTGATCCGGCCCGCGCTGGCGGACCGCCGCGGCCGGGCGACCTTCATCGGCACGCCGATGGGACGGAATTCCTTCGCCGAGCTGTGGGAGCGGACCAAGGATGATCCGGCGTGGTTCTCGCTGATGCTGAGGGCGAGCGAAAGCGGGCTGCTGGCGGCCGGGGAGCTGGCGGCGGCGAGGGCCGAGATGAGCGAGGACCAATACGCCCAGGAGTTCGAATGCAGCTTCGATGCCGCGATCGTCGGCGCCTACTACGGCCCGCTGATCCAGCAGGCGGAGGCGGAGGGGCGCGTCGGGTCCGTGCCCTGGGAGCCGCGGCTGCCGGTTCACACCGCCTGGGACCTCGGCATCGGCGATGCCACGGCGATCTGGTTCTGCCAGCTCGCCGGGCTCGAGGTGCGGCTGATCGACTATCACGAGGCCAGCGGTGTCGGCCTCTCCCACTATCTGGGCGAGCTGCTGGAGCGCAAGGGGCGCGGCTGGGCCTTCGGCGAGCACATCCTGCCCCACGACGCGGAGGTGCGCGAGCTGGGGAGCGGCAAGAGCCGGCTGGAGACGCTGCAGGGCATGGGCATCAACCCCAGGGTGCTGCCGGCGAGCGCCATCGACGACGGCATCCAGGCGGTGCGCCTGCTGCTGCCGCGCTGCCGTTTCGACTGGGCGCGCTGCAGGCGCGGCCTCGATGCGCTCAGGCAATACCGACGGGAGTACGACAGCCGGCTGAAGGCCTTTCGGGCGAGGCCGCTGCACGACTGGGCCAGCCACGGCGCGGATGCCTTCCGCTACCTGGCACTCGGCCTGCCCGACGCGCCGGCGAAGCCCAAGCCCATCGTCTATCCGAAAGGGGCCTACCTATGAGCATCGGCATGCTGGTTCGCCTGGAAGCCCTGGAGCGGGAAGTGAAGGACTTGCGCGCCCTGATCGAGGCGCTGGGGGCCCCGGCGGCAAGGATGCCCGGCACGAAGCCGGCGCAGAGCGCATCGCCGCGCCCGGCGGCCAAGCGCGGGTAGCACCGGGGGAGGCCACCGCACCACGCGTCATGGCCGCGCTCGTCACGGCCCCTGCCATCGCGCGCGACGACGTGGACGGCCGGCATTCGCCGGCCATGACGAGGAAATGCAAGAGGTCCACCCGATGGCCCGGATGAGCGATTCGGAGGTGCTGGCGCTGTGCCAGGCGCAGATCCAGGCGGCGCTGGGTTTCCTCAATGGCAGCCTGGCGCAGGGGCGATTCAAGGCGCTCCAATACTACAACGCCGAGCCCTACGGGAACGAGGTCGAGGGCTCCTCCCAGATCGTGACGACGGAGGTGCGCGACACGATCGAAGCCGCCGTTCCTTCGCTGATGAAGATCTTCATGAGCGGCGACAAGGTGGCCCAGTTCGACCCCGTCGGACCGGAAGACGAGGTGGTCGCCGAGCAGGCGACGGACTACGCCAACTACATCTTCACCAAGGACAACGACGGCTTCGCCATCCTGCAGACCGCCTTCCGCGACGGGCTGATCCAGAAACAGGGCGTGGTCAAGATCTTCTGGGAGAAGCGCGAGGACGTCCGGCGCGAGACCTATCGCGGCCTGACGGATGCGGAGCTCGAGCAGCTCCTGGCGCCGGACGAGGTCGAAGCCGTGGCGCACAGCGCCTACGAGCAGACGCTCGGGCCCCTGGGGCCGGTCCGCCTGCACGACGTGGCAGTGCGCCGGCGCCGGCCGAGGGAGCGCGTGCGCATCGTCAACGTGCCGCCGGAAGAGTTCCTGATCAGCCGCCGGGCCCGCAGCCTGGAGGACGCCGCCTTCGTCGCGCACCGGGTGAAGAGGACCGCGAGCGACCTGATCGAGGAAGGCTATGACCGGGCCCTGGTGGAGGCGCTGCCGGGCCACGACGCCCAGGATTTCAATCCCGAGAGCCTCGAGCGCTTCCGCGCCGAGGACGAGGCGCCCTTCGCCGCAGGGCCGGCACCGGACCCGGCGCTGAAGGAGATCTGGCTGACCGAATGCTATCTCCCGATCGATGTCGACGGCGACGGGGTGGCCGAGCTGCGCAAGATCACGCTGGCCGGCGACCCCGCGCAGAAGCTGCTGGACAACGAGGAGATCGACTGCCTGCCCTTCCGGGCCTGGACGCCCATTCCCCAGCCGCACAAGTTCTTCGGGCTGTCGCTGGCCGACCTGACCATGGATCTCCAGCTCGCGCAGTCGACGGTGCTGCGCCAGCTGCTGGACAACATGTACCGGGTCAACAACGGTCGCGCCGCGATCTCGGGCAAGGTCAACATCGAGGACATGCTGACGGTGCGCCCGGGCGGGCTGGTGCGCATGACCGACCCCAACGCCATGCCCGAGGGGCACATCATGCCGCTCGTGACCCCGCCCCTGGGCAACATGGCCTATCCGCTGCTGGAGTTCCTGGAGGCCAAGCAGGAGGCGCGCACCGGCGTCACCCGCTACAACCAGGGCCTCGACGCCAACACCCTGAATAAGACGGCGACCGGCATCAACACCATCACGGGCTATGCCCGGCAGCGCCAGGAGCTGATCGCGCGCAACGCCGCAGAGCAGCTGGTCGCCGGCATCTTCAAGTCGATCCTCGAGCTGGTGTGCAAGCACCAGCAGGCGCCGCGGGTCATCCGGCTGCGCAACAAGTGGGTCCAGATGGACCCGCGGGAGTGGAACGACCAGATGGACGTGACGGTGACCGTGGGCCTCGGCACCGGCAACAAGGACCAGCAGCTGGCGCACCTGACCATGATCCTCCAGTTCCAGCAGGCGATCATGGACAAGCTCGGACCGCAAAATCCGCTGTGCAGCTTGGACAACGTCTACAACACGCTGGAGAAGATCTGCGAGAACGCGGGACTCAAGACCGCCGGCCCCTATTTCCGGGACCCGGGGGCGCCCAGCGCCGCCCTGGCGTCCGAGAGGGCGCCTCAACCGGGGCCGGCGGCCCCGCCGCCCGACGCGGCGGGGGAGGCGGCGCTGGCAAGGGCGCGCCAGGAGCCGGCGATCCGGCTGGGCGAGGCCACCATCGCCGCCCTCGGCAACGTCGCCAAGGCCCGCATCGCGGCCGGGGCCGACGTCGAGGCGGCGCGCATCAAGGCAGACGCGGCTATCGGGCGCGGGGTGGCGCTGGAGGTAGGGCAGTAGGCAGATTGGTCGCGGTTTCGCCGCGTGTTCATCGTTATGGTCGTGCCTCTCACGACCATCCACGTCACTCCGCTGGCGCGGTGCTTGTTCGGCCAGAGCCAGGTACCGCCGCGCTCCAGGCAGTGTGCCTTGTCGGCCCGCTTCGGGTTCTCGCTACGACGTGAATGGCCGGCATGCGCCGGCCATGGCGGATAAAGAATAGGAATTGCCATGAACGAAGCGGCCGCGCGGGCGGTGCGAGAGAGAGGGCGGCGGGCGGAGGCGATCCTGCAGGACGAGGTGCTGGCCGCGGCGCTGGCCGCGATCGAGCGCCGGCTGCACCGGGAGTGGGCCTCGAGCCCGCCGGGCGCCGGGGAAGCGCGCGAGCAGATCTATCGCGACCTGAGGGCGCTCGGCGCCTTGAGGACGGAGCTCGAAGGGATGATCCGCGACGGCAGGGTCGCCGAGCACGAGCTGGAATCGACCGCAACGGCGCGCCGACAGCGCACACGCCAGGAGGAAGCATGAGCCAGGCCATGAGTCCCGACGCATCCAGGCAATCGTTCGACGGCAGCGAGGCGACCGTCGCCGCCCTCGAAGCGATGCTGGAATCGGACGACAAGAATCAGGCGAGGAACGACGGAAGCGAGGAGGAATCCGAAACGGGCCGCGACAGCGGCGCCGGCGGCGACTCCGCTTCGGACGTGGAGAAGACCGGCCGGGCGGCGGCGCCCGCCACCGGTGACGGCGAGCAGGGCGAAGACGAGGAGGAGGGCGAACCGGTTGCGGTCATCGCCCCGCCCAAGTCGTGGCCGGCCGAGATGCGTGCGCAGTTCGCCCGCCTCCCGCGCGACCTTCAAGGAGTCATCGCGGAACGGGAAGCCGAGCGAGACGCGGCATTCAACCGGCATGTGAACGAGGCGGCCCAGAGACGCAGGGCGGCGGACGCCGAGCTGCAGGCCGCCTCCACCGAGCGGCGGCAGTATCTCGCCGGCCTCTCGGCCGTGATCGGCGAGCTGGCCGCCCAGGCGGCCGGCGAGTTCGCCGACATCAGGACCACGGCGGATCTGGAGCGCCTGGCGGCGGAGGACCCGCAACGCTACCTGCGCTGGCAGGCGCGGCGCGACGCCCTCTCGGCCGCCCAGGCGGAGCATCAGGGCCTCCTCGAGCGCGAGCGAGCGGAGGAGGATCGGCGCTTCCAGGGCTATCTCCGGCAGCAGCGGCAGCTGCTGCTGGAGAAGGTCCCGGAGTTCGCCGATCCGGGGAAGGCCCGCGCGCTGCAGAGCGAATCGGCGGACTATCTGCGGGAGATCGGCTTCACGGAGCAGGAGATCGGCGCGGTGGTGGACCACCGCCTGGCACTCGTGGTCCGCGACGCGCTCGCCCACCGCCGCAGCCAGACCGCCGCCAAGACCGCCGCCGAGAAGAAGGTGGCGGGCGTTCCCCGGCTGCAGCGGCCGGGAGCGCGGTCCGACGGCAAGGCCGAGAGCGGTGCCGAGAGGCGGGCCGCCATGACCCGCATCGCGCGCCATGGGACCACGGACCAGCAGGCCCTGGCCCTGACGCGCCTACTCGAACAGGAGAGCTGACAGATGGCTGCACCGACCAACGCATTCCTCACCTTCTCGGCGATCGGGATGCGCGAGGACCTGAAGGACTTCATCGCGAACATCAGCCCCACCGACTGCCCCTTCACCAACCTGATGGGCAAGGCCAAGGCGGAGAACACCTATTTCGAATGGCAGACCGACGCGCTCGCCGCGCCCAACACCGGCAACGCCCAGATCGAGGGCGACGACACCAGCTTCGCCGCGGTGGCGCCGACGGCGAGGGTGGGCAACCGCACCCAGATCAGCAGCGCCAGCGTCGTCATCTCGCGCACCGAGGAGACGGTGAAGAAGGCGGGCCGCGCGTCGGAGCTCGCCTACCAGATCACAAAAAAGACCAAGGAGCTGAAGCGCGACATGGAGGCGATCCTGACCCAGAACCAGGCCTCCGTGACGGGCAACAGCACGACGGCGCGCAAGACCGGCTCGTTGGAAGCCTGGATCACGACCAACAAGAACCGCGGGGCCGGCGGATCGGGCGGGGGCTTCTCCGGCGGCACGGTTTCGGCCGCGACCGACGGCACCCAGCGCGCCCTCACGGAATCCCTGCTCAAGGACGTGGCCCAGCAGGTCTACAGCTCCGGCGGCGATGCCGACACGCTGATGGTGGGCCCGGCGCAGAAGCAGGTCGTCTCGACCTTCACCGGCAACAACACCCGCATGCAGGACACCAGCAAGGGCACGCTGGCCACCGCGATCAAGGTCTACGAGAGCGATTTCGGCGACCTCAAGATCGTGACCAACCGCTTCCAGCGCAACCGCACCGCCTTCGTGCTGCAGTCCGACATGTGGCAGATCG